AAATAGTTTAGAACCTAAGTAATTCTGAATGTGAATATCTTGAGCAATTTTGACAAACTGAATAAATTTATCTGTATCTACGTTACCATTCAACGCTGTGAATTTAACGATGTCGTCGCGAGTTATGAATAGAGCTTCTGCCATTATTTCCCGTAAATTTTATTGGTTGGTAAAAAGCCATTGTAAGGCATATCAACTGGTCTTTGTGAAACTAAAGATTCGTTTTTAACTACATATCCGTATTTCGCTGCTTTTGCTTGTGCAATTTGTTTTGCTTTAGGAGAGTTAACATCAATTCCACGTCCTGCGAAGTTAACATAAACTTGTTTGTTCCATCGGTGATGGCAATTTCCTCCACCTTTGTACTTCCAAATGTCGTATTGATTTGCTCCGTTTGCTCCCCAACCTTCATTTACTGTCTGATTATTCATTCTAAGAATGTCCTCTTTACGATAAATCTTGTTTGCTGCCATCATCTTTTGACAGAATGGACGTGATTTTGCAGATGTTTCACCAGCGTAAACGTAACGAGTAATGAATCTAAATCCGTCAATATCCTCATCTTGCTCAGATTTTGAATTAGGATTCGCAGTTCCTGTACTTACGAAGTTATATACTTTGCTTAATAATGATTGTTTTGGCTCTTTAGAGAGCATTTCGTTCTCTGCGTCGTCATTATCATAGTCAACTGCAAATTCGTCTATTAAAAGCCAATCTGCATTTGGTTCTTCACCACATTCTATTAACGCTTGAGCAATCTCGTTATCCATTTTGCTTAACTGCGTTCCGTCCGTTCCTGTTTCTTCAGCAACTTGTTCTGCAGTTTGCGTGTTTTCTAAGTCTGTAAACTCTAAAGGTTGTAATGTTCTAAAGAATAGTTTTAATGAGATTCCGTTAAATGCTAAGATTGTATCAAACGCATCTAATAATTCTTCTTGCATTGGACGAATAACCATATTGTCAAACAAGATAGCAGAGTTTTTAAGCTCGTCTGCATTAGAACTGAATCCATTTGTCGAAGCAACTCCGAAAAGTAGCGGAGAAGTCACGTTATGACCTAACATAATCTTACGTAAACATTCTTCGGATAAGTATGTGTAGTGTTCAGGTGCGTCATTTAAAGGAATATCGTCAACCGTTGTTTTTGATTCAGCGTTTGAATTAAATGCTACAATTACTTTTTGTCCTCGTGAACCTGTTAACTTGTTCATGACCTTTTGAGTGATCATGCTTTGTTGTTCTTCAGTAGGAACTCCGTTGTTAAAGTTTACAACTTTCGTACCTGAGAATCCGTTTTGTACTTCGTTGATCAAGTAATCAGCGATTTCCTCCTCTAAAAGTGCATATGGAACTGAACCTTGATAGTCAGGATAGGAATAGTATTTCATTCCTACTGCGTAAGGTTTACAAAACAAGATTTCTATTTTGTCTTTTGATGTTCCAAATGCTGAGTAACGTACTGGAGCAAACTTCTTAACGTCAGTCCAATCATCAGAATAGTAATATCCTACCACTTCTCCGTCTTTATTGCATTTCTCAGCACGAAGTAAGTTTACAGGCATATGATACGCCTTTAAAATTCTATCGTGTTTATCGTTGTAGTGTACTTGGATAGCAAATTGTCCTAACATCTTTCTGTCAAGAACCATTTTACGAATACAATCCTTGTTGAACAAGCTCATCATCTGAGCATACTCATTTGGCTTTTTATTGGCGTCTAAGGTACTCAATCCTTTTCCGTATACCAAACGACTAATGTTGTTTATTATGGCGTTATTCGTAGTAGAATTAGTGTATCTATCTATCAAAAAAGAATAGTAATTGTTATCCTCGCCAAAGTCAACCCAGTTTTCACGCTTGGATTCTTGGATTACAGGAGTTGTATAAGCACTCAGACTTAATATGTGTACGTTATCACTCATAAACTATGAAAGTGTTTGTTGTGGCATTTGAAATATATTGTCCGTCGTTTACGGAGAATGTTGCGATTGATTGGTCAGTACAGAAAACTTTGTCTTTGTGACAGATTGTACTTCCGTTTGTTAGTAGTAACGTATAAGTGTGATTTTCTACAAGAGCAAATGTTGCAGTAATCGTGTTTACATAGCCACCTTGAGTTGAACTTGAGATTGCAACTGTTGTAGTTACATTTGTTTGCTCGTCAGTAATTGTTAATGTCGTGTAATTCTCAAAGCGAGGAATAAACGAAAAAGTTTGAGCTGATGTAGATGTCGTTAATACTATCATATTAGTACAACGAGTAAATATTTGTTTTGTTGTAAATAAAAAAGGGACAACCGAAGTCATCCCTTTAACCAAGCTATGAAAAAAAGAACTATGAGTTAACGATAGTTGCAGTTCCAAATACATCTCCAGCACCACCTGCTAAGTCTGCTTCAGATGAACAGTCTAACAAGTTAGCTAAAAGTTTCTCAGTACCAACGAATGTCAAAGTGTAACCATTCAAGTCACCCATTGCAGTTCCGTTAGCTACGTTTGCAGTAGTTAATTCCATTCCATGCTCTAAACCTGCCAAGAAGAATTGGTTGTTTCGGTTTTTGATTACGATGTTAGGACGTCCGTAAGACAACAACTTAACATTTTTATGTGTAGCTGCATCTTGTTTTTTCAATACTACTGATAAAGTTTGCTCAACGAATGAAGTACCATTCTCACGAGAAGAAGTAATTACTTGATCAAATGAGTTAGTTCCTTTCAATTCGTATTTGTACAATGATGATACGTTAGCAATTGTATCAATTGTATCTGTACCTGTTACATAGGTAATGTCTGTTGGATAAGAATAGTCTCCGTAATTGATAAAGTAGATAGCGTCAATTCCACCTACTGCGTCTTTACATACTTCTAATCTTCCGTTTGCGATATCACAAGCCATTTTTGTATATTTTAAATGTTATAAAAAAGGGAGGAGCGTCAACCCCTCCCTCGTTAATTAAGTTAGCTAATATTAGTTAGCAGAGTTTGTGATTCCGTAAGTAACAACGTCTTCTACAAATCCGTATTTAGCATCTGCAGTAAATCGCATAACTACACGAACGTTTTCAGAACCATCCAAATCTGCCATGTCTAAAACTTTAACTTGGTTCATGTCATTCATCAAACCTGTTGCAAAGTGCAAGTTAGAAGTTGTAGTTGCGATACCTGTGTTAGCAGCCAAACCATTTGCCATGAAGATTGGAAGACCATCGAAAGACAAAGATCCGTTTGTGTACCATTGTGTTCCCAAATTGTTAGTACCATTAGCACCTAAACCTGAAGCACCAAATCCACCTAAAGCACGGATGTATGCTTTAACGATGTTTTGAGAAAGGTACAATTTCAAGTCAGCAGCTCCGTACAAACGTGCAGGAATAGCGTCAACAATTTTACCAATTTCTGCGATTACGTTAGAAGCAGTTACAGTTGTACCAGCAACCTCTTGAGCAGCAGGAAGTGCAGCATCAGTTGTAAGTTGTGTCATAATACCTGCAAACTCACCTGCGTTTGCGTTAACTCCTGTCCAAATTGTAGACTCCATAGTTGCAGCAACTTTGTCAGCAACATATCCGATTAAGTAATCAGAGAAAGATTTAGGAAGAACATCAAATGCAGAATATCCCATCTCAGCTGCTTGCCAAGTTGAATGGAAATCTTTTTTACACAATTGTAAGTTAACTTGGAATTCTTCTGGTTGAAGAACACGCTCAGTTAAAGTCAATGTAGATGTTGCAGTAAAATCACAAGATGCATCTTTAACGATTCCGTCAGTTCCAACTTTTTGGATTACTTGTTTGTATTTTACATTTGGGTGAATAGTTAATCCACCTTGCTCCAATGTTGGAGCTGATAATAGAGCAGCAGCAATGTATTTGCCCGCAAAATCTCCACTATAAGTTGTAGTTATGCTCGTTGTAGTAGCCATTTAATTGATAATTAGTTAGTTAGTAATTTATTTGTTTAATTTTTCAAAGATTGAATCCAATGTTGTACGAGTTCTTTGTTTAGCGAACTTCATTACTTCAACTTGATTCGTGTTTTCAGGATTGTGAACGATTGGTTTAGGTTCTTCTGAAAGTTCGGTTGCTTCAACTGCAACTTCTTCAACTTTAGAAAGTGCTTCCAATTTCGCTTTCAATTCAGTATTTTCGTTTTTAAGTGCTTCGATTTCTGAGAAGAATGTTTCTTTAACGATAGATTCAACTGTTTTCTTAGGAGCAGTAACTACTTCTTCAGCAGCTTCAACAGGTACTTCAGGAGTTGTTTGTTCCATTGGAGCAACTTCTTCTTCC